GGTAACGAACTTAAAATTCCTAATGTTGCAAATCCTTCAGAACTAGTAAGAGGATTGAAAGATAAATATGGTGATAAGTATAAAGTTACAAATGGTCCTACTAGTGTTACTATTACTAAAAATAAATCAGATGACACTACATCATTATCTAGTAAAGAAACAGAACAAGAAGTTAAAAAATTAAAAGATAAAATAGGATTGTATAAAAAAGATGGTTCACCTTCAGCAGGCAAATTAAAAGGTATCATAACAAGTAAAATTAGAAGTCAAAGTGGCAAAGGTGATGACCTTGGGTTCATAGAATACGAATATAAAGGTAGTGATACTTTAGAAATGGATGCAGATGAACCTGATGAATTGGTAAAAGTATTAAAGAAAAAATTTGGTGACTATTTAGATATAAAGGATGATGGAATGAGTACGGTAACTGCTAAAGTTAAAGACTTTGATGATGTCAAAGAAGATATGCAAGAAGCAGACTTGACAGACAAACAAGTAGATATGGTAAAAAAAGTCGCAGACAAATTACCAAAAGATGATTTCAAGAAACGATATGGTAAAGACGCTGATAATGTAAAATTCGGCACTGCTACTAATATTGTTAAGAAAAAACTAAACATTGATGGATACGATGGTGCTAGAAACCTCGTAGACAGACTATTAAAAAAGGAGAAAGGTGATGAGTAAATACTTAGAAACTAAAAAAGGTAGTCTAGAGGATATGGTAGCAGGCGTAACACAAGGCAAACAATCCGAAGACTATAAACAATTATTTAAGAAAGAACTTGAAAAGACTGGCAAGGGAATTGGTTCTATGTCAGACATGGAAAAGAAATCTTTCTTTAATAAGATAGACAAAAAACATAGTGCAAAAAATGAAGGGTCTAAAGAGGTTCAACAAAAGAATGTTAGAACTTCACCTGGTGAAGGAACTGGTGCAGCTGGCGGACCTAAACTACATGATACATCTATGAAAAAAAGTTTGAAAGCTTCACATTGTTCTGAAGAAACTGAACTACAAGAAGGTGGCGTAAAAGACTTTCTTATGGATGTTGAGGCAGACGCCGCTGATATGAGTTTAAATGACTTAATCAAAAAATATTATAATCTAATGGGTTTATCTGCTCAAGATATCAAAAAGATTTATTATAGAGTAAATGAAGAATTGACTGCTGGTCAAAAGAAACTTCCACCTGCTTTACAAAAAGCAATTAAAGATAAAGAAGATAAGAAGTCTATTAAAGCTTCTCATTGTTCTGAAGAAACTGAAAAAGAAGATAAGTCAATAGAACAAACTATTCATGATGTCTGGAATAATGCAGCTGCTGAAGAAGAAAAAAGAGAAGAAGAAGCTAAATACTATAAGACTGAAGAAAAAAAAAGCATAACTGAAGAAAAAATAAAGTGTCCTAACTGTGGTCATATGAATGACGCTGACGCTCATAAATGTTCTAACTGTGGCGCTTCATTAAAGAGTGAAGAAAAAGACGGCAAGAAAAAAGCTATGACAGGTTCACCTGCTTCTAAAGTAGATACAACACCTGAAGTAGAATACGAGCATTAAATGATAATATATTGTGATATGGATGGAGTCCTATGCGACTTTGAAAGACAATGGGCTCGTGTAGCAGGTGTGCCTTTCACTCAATTTTCAAAAATGAGTTTATATGACAGGTGGGAACCAGTCAGAAAACATGGTAGTTTTTGGGAAACCATACCATGGAAAGGTGATGGTAGAGCATTATGGTCTTATATTAAAAAACATGATGTTCGTATCTTATCAGCATACTCATCATCCGATTCAAACTGTTTACCAGGTAAAAGAAAATGGTTAAACAAAAATGTATCAATAAATGCGGCTAAGGTACATATAGTAACTAGAAGTCAAAAACAAATCTATTCAAAGAAAAACACTATACTTATAGATGATTATGCAAAGAACATTAGAGAGTTTAATGCAAGAGGTGGTAAAGGTATACGACACAGAACAGCATTCCAAACAATTTCAGAACTTAAAAAGCTAGGTTTATAGACATTACCTCTTATAAATAGTATCATACATTAAAAAGGTGATTAATTGCAATTAATTTATTTAGTAAAAGGAGAGAAATTATGAGTTTATGGGGAGCATCCGACGCTGATGAATCTAAACCTAAGAACTTAACTACAGCGGAGAAAAAAGAAGTCTTTGCTAATGCAAGTGGTTGGGTGAGAGAAGCAGGTTCAGTATTATCAGGTAACGGAAATACAAGTGCCTCACCAGAGGTTTTGGTTACAATCGGCGGATTGACAACTGCTTTAGGTACTGCTGACATTACAAGTATTGATTTTAATATCACAGCATTTGATAAATCAGATGGTGGTACATTATCAGTAACAGCAAGATTTAATGAGGCTGTTGATGTAACAGGTACACCACAATTAACAGTAGTGAATGATACCAATTCAAACCACACATTATCATATGCTAGTGGTACAGGTACTAACGAATTAGTATTTACATTAGCAATTGGAGCTGCAAATGCAGCTACAGACGCTGATGATGTACTTTCAATTGGTGCTAACGCTATGTCGCTTAATAGTGGTACAGTTAAAGACGCTGGTACAACTGATAACGCAGTTATTACAAACGCTGCTAGTATCGGAACAGCAGCTGGTACAATAACAGTAACAGCATAAATATAAATAATGAATGAGAGGGAAGGAACTTTCGTGCAGACTTCCCTCTTACTTTGGTCCATGTGTATGCATGGAGTAGCATTCCCGAAAGGGTTTAGGAGAAAAAAATGGCAGATAAAAAAATAACAGCATTAACTGATTTAGGAGATTCATTAGCTTCGGCTGATTTATTCCATGTTGTAGATGACCCAAGTGGTACACCAGTTAATAAAAAGATAGCTGCTGAAGATGTTTTTAATAACATACCTTCATGGTTAGGTTTAAAACAAACTTCACAAACAGCAACAGCAGATGGTTCAACAACTATCGCAATCAATGTAACCACAGCAATAACAGAAATTGTAGCTACATCAGCTACAAGTGCATGTTCATTAGCAGATGGTGCTGATGGTCAAGTTAAGACTATCATCAATACATCAACAGGTGGTACAAATATAGTTACAATTACACCTAGTAATCTAAGAGGATATACAAATGTTCTTTTAAATGCACCTGGTGAAACAGTAACATTATTATTTAAAAACTCTAACTGGAACATTATCGCAGGTAATGGTTATACAACATCATAAATTATAGGAGTAAATTATGGCTAAGGCAATTGATGAAAAAATATTATTAGAAGAAAGAAAAATTTTAGAAGATGATTACAAATCTACTGAAGAAAAAATTAAACTTATTGAAAAAGAACTAGGTAATTTAAAAAGTAATTTAAACGCTATCTATGGGGCTGTTCAACAAGTAGATAAATTCATTTCATTATCTAAAGAAGATGATGACTTGAAATCTAAAAAAGAGGAAAAGAAGGGTGAAGTCGCTTAAGACACATATAGAAGAACAAAAAAACTTGGAAGAGTTTGAAGAAGATTTATTAGCGAAGGAAGAGAGCGCTGATGAATCTGAAATTAACGAGGAAGATAAATGAAAACTTTTAAACAACATGTAACAGAAGGCCTGGGTGCAGGTGTAAAAACGGCTGCTGCTGTTGGCACTACTGTTGATGGTCAATCTGCTGAAGATTCAGCGTTAGGTATGCACAACATACAAGATGAAGAAGTATTAAAAGTAGTCAATGGTTTTGTTGGTTCAATTGCAGACAGGGAATATATCAATCCACAACATGCAGTAGATGAACTTAAAGAAAAACTATCTAGAGTAGGACTACATTTTGACTGTCACCTTGAAGGTGATAGTGGTACTAATTCATGTGATGTTGTAAGACATGGCGGAAGATTTGGTAAAGATACAGATGGTTCAGATGTAAATGATGATGGTATTTCTCACCAAAAAGAAGGTGGGTTAAAACTAGAAATCAAACATGAATTACTATCTACTGGTTCATCTAAAGTATACGCTAAATTAGTATAAATTAATTTTTGGAAATATTATGGTTTTTGAAACAATTACGAATGATAATTGGTTGACTTATGCAATGAAACATTATGACAACCCTACACTTGAAAAAGATGTAGAGTTTAATGATGATTTAAAAAGGTTTAAGTATTTAAAAAGATTATTTCGTAAGTATGAATTGACAGGCAATATGAAAGTGAGATTGGCAGT